ATTTTACAAGTGGAATAAACAGCACTTATAAAGAATATATATTTTTATTTAATAATATACACCCATCAGTAAATGATGCTTTGTTTCAATTTAATCTTTCAACAGATGGAACTAATTTTAACGTCACAAAAACTTCTACCTTTTTTATAGCATACCATAATGAAGGTGGTAGTACTGATTCATTAGACTATTTTACTACTAGAGATTTAGCACAATCAACAGACGACCAAAGAATAATGTGGGAAATGCAAAATGATAATGACGATGCTGGTGCTGGAATTATGCACTTGTTTGACCCATCATCAACAACTTTTATTAAAAATTTTTCAGTAACCACACAGTATAAATCGAATCCTAATTATAGTAATAATTTACGTGTTGCTGGTTGTGGAAATACTGCGTCTGCAATTACAGGTGTAAGGTTTAAATTAACTTCAGGTAATATTGATAGTGGAGTAATACAAATGTTTGGAGTGGTTTAATGGGTACATACACAAATATAAGATATGATTATAATTTACCTGCTGGTTTTGGTGGTGGCTTAAATTTATTAACCACGAACACAATAACATCAGGTGTTTCTTCTTCATCATTTACAAGTGGGATTGATAGCACATACAGAACTTATATATTTAAATTTATAAACATTCACCCAGCAACAGATAATGTAAAATGGACATTTCAATCTGATGTAGGAACTGGCACTACTTATGGTCAAACAATAACTTCTACTGATTTTATAGCACAACACTCAGAAGCAGATGCAGTTGAACTTGGTTATGCGTCTGCAAACGATCAAGCACAAGGTACAGCTTTTCAACCTATTGGTCAATTAGTAGGTAATGGTGGTGATGAGTGTGTAAGTGGAACTTTACATATATTTAACCCTAGTAATACTACATTTGTAAAACATTTTATTGGAAACACCAATGTTTATCGTTTTGATAATTTTACAAGAGAACATTTTACTGCTGGTTATTTTAACACAACTACAGCTTTAACAAGATTTAACTTTAAATTTTCATCAGGAAATATAGATAGTGGCATTATCAAAATGTATGGGATAACATAATGACAACATATTCTAATTTAAAATACGATCACGCATTTTCATCTAACGCAACAGGTACAGGTGCATTAACTTTATTATCTACAACAACAGTAACTTCATCTACTGATGGAATAGAAATTACAAGTGGATTAGACTCAACATATAAAGAATATATTTTTAAATTTATTAATCTACACTTTGTTACTGATGGTACAGGTTGGCAATTTCAAGCATCAACAGATAGTGGCTCTAGTTTTGGAATAAATAAAACAAGTAGCTTTTTTGAAGCCACACATAATGAAGATGGTAGTGGTGCGGCTTTACAATATATGACAACATTTGATAGAGGTGCAAACTCAACAGATTACATAACTCTTTTAAGTGAAATTGGGAGTGATGCAGATCAATCAGGAAGTGGAACACTTCATTTATTTGATCCAAGTAATACTACATTTGTCAAACATTATATTTGCAGAACATCTGCAAATAGTAATGCTAATAATCAAAGAGATCAATATGTTGCTGGATATTTTAATACAACATCTGCTATTGATGCTTTAAGATTTGAAACAAGAGTAGGTAATTTAGAAACAGGTGTTTTAAAAATGTACGGAGTATCTTAATTATGATAATAACAAACCAACAAGGAGAACAATATGCCTAGATATAAAATGGTGAATGGAGAAAGAATCCAATTCACGTCAGCAGAAGAAACAGCAAGAGATGCAGAAGAAGCAAATTGGTTAGCTGGTGCTAAAGATAGATCATTAGCTAGTCTTAGACAAAAAAGAAATACTTTGTTAAAAGAAACAGACTATTTAGCTTTATCTGATAACACTTTGTCATCTGATATGACTACTTACAGAACAGCATTAAGAGATTTGCCTAGTACAGTAACTTCTGATGATACTGCTGAAGATGTTGATTCAATTACGTTTCCAACAAAACCTTAGTATTTCATATGCAATTATCTAAACACTTTAAGCTTATAGAGTTCACAAAGTCTATGACAGCTATTAGAAAAGGAATATCTAATGAAGCTGGTAGTGGAGAAATAAAAAACTTAACGGATTTATGTTATGGCATACTTGAACCGACTCGTGCCCATTTTAATTTACCAATTACAATTACCAGTGGTTATCGTAGCGAAGAACTATGCGAAGCCATAGGAAGTAAAAAAACATCACAACACGCAAAAGGACAAGCAGTAGATTTTGAAATAGCTGGTGTTTCTAATTTACAAGTAGCTTTATGGCTTTCAAACAACTGCGACTTTGACCAACTGATTTTAGAATTTTGGACAGGAGAAGCAAACTCAGGTTGGATACACGCAAGTTTTTCTGAGGGAAGTAATAGAAAACAAGTCTTAACATTTGACGGAAAATCATATACAAACGGATTACCTGACGCAAAATGGTCAGATGGAAAGTTACAAAACTAATATGGCTAAAAAAAAGAAAAAAGTTCCTAAAGGTTATCATAGAATGCCAAATGGCAAACTAATGAAAGATTCAGCTATGAAAAAAAGAAAAAGAAAATACTAATGGCAAAGAGTCCTAAAACAACAGGTGAACACATTGTTAGTTTATACGGACACATTAAAGGTTTATCACGAGAAGTTAATACAATTAAAAATAATCATCTCAAACATATCCATCAAGACATAGATAAAATCCACGACAAGCTAGACCAACGATTCGATAATATTACAAATTGGATAATTTACGGATTAGGTGCTGTTGCTTTATTAGTAATGACGCAACTACTTTACATTTTAACAAAATAGCATTACAAGTAAAAATTGTATGAATCATAAAAGAATATTAGTTATTTCTGATATGCACTTGCCTTATCAACATAAGGACTCAATTACATTTTTAAAAGAAATAAAAAAAGAATTTAAACCTGATAAGATTGTCAACATTGGAGATTTGTTAGACTTCCACGCAATCTCAATGCACGAACATAATCCTGATTTATATTCTGCTGGTCACGAATTAGATAAAGCCAAAGAATATATTAAAGTATTAGAAGATATATTTCCTGAAGTAATAGAAGTAGATAGCAACCATAGTAGTTTAGTTTATAGACGAGCATTAAAGTATGGAATGTCTAAACAATTCCTAAAACCATACGGAGAGTTCTTGGGAACTAGAAAATGGAAATGGATTGATGATTTAACTCTTACTATGTCTAATGGTCAAAGATGTTTCTTTACTCATGGAAGAAGTGCAGATGTATTAAAGGTATCACAAACTATGGGAATGAATTGTGTGCAAGGACATTATCATACTAAATTTTTAATAAGCTATTGGGCTAATCCTGATAACTTATTCTTTGCTATGAATGTAGGTTGTATGATAGATCAAAAGTCTATGGCTTTTTCCTACGCAAAAAATTTTAAGACAAGATTCATATTAGGTTGTGGAATAATACTAAATGGAATACCAAGACTACTTCCTATGGTTATTAATAAAAAAGGTGATTGGATAGGTAAGATAGTATGAAAAAGAAATGTTGTGGAAAGTATGCTTTAAAAGGCGAGAGAGCAACGGAGAGCGCCTTAGATAGACAAGAGCAAGGACAACACTATCGTAATGCACCTATTCAAGCTATCGAGTTTATATCAGCACATAAGCTTGATTTTATAGATGGTAATATAGTAAAATACGCAGTTCGTAAAAAAAACGGAGAGTCTGATATGGAAAGATATAAAAAGATTAAACATTATGCAGAATTGGCTATGGAGTTAAAATGTGGTTCAAATTAATAAGTAACCCTCTTACTAAAATGGTTGCTGGTAAAGTAGTAGATCATTTTAAACATAAAGCACAAAAAGTTAAAACAATAAGAGAAGCAGAAATAGAAGCTTGTAAAGAAGTTGATGTTGCTAGAATTAAATCACAAGACAAAAGTTGGAAAGATGAAATATTACTTATTTGGTTAATAGGAATGTTAAGTACAGGTTGGTTTGAAAGCACTAGAGCAAACTTTGAAGAATGGGTAAGAATTATAAACGATCTACCTGACTCAGTATGGTATTTAGTTATTATTGTTTTTACAGCTACTTTCTCAACTAAGATGACAGATAAAGTCTTAAACAGAAACAAAAAAAAGTAATTTAACTCAATCTTAAATACATATATTGTAAGGTATGAAGTACGAAACAGATTATGTAATTACAGAATTAAGTATAGATTTATTAACTG